AGTAAGTGCAGCAATTAAATTTAGCCCATCATGCATGGGTCCAGTTGACGTAGTAAGCATGTAAGGGTATACTTATAATATGAACGAAGAATTGTCTGTAGAAGATCAAGAGTTTGGCATTTGGCTAACCAACGGCATTGAGCGGGGATGGATTACAGAACCGTATTGCAATACCCATGATGGTGGATACCAGTACATGAGTGAAGAAGAGATTGAAGAGTGGGACCAAGGTGGAGACCCATGTTGTCATGTCGTAAGACTGATGATTTCCTAATAAGGAGTTTGAATTGAAAAAGATTGTTTTTGCAATATCTCTATGTCTATTTAATGTTGTTTCAATAGATTCATCCTCTGCTCAAGATTGGAAGAGATATCAAGAAATCAAGGTTGCTACTGGAAATCAGTTTGCCTCCCCAATGAGATCTAGCGAATATGCTTCTCTAGAAGATAGTTATAATACAGTGCCATGTACCAGTACTCCAGTTCACCCATATGTCGTTGTAACTGCTGCTCACTGTATCTGGGGCATTTATGGTGACAAGTCTAATGCATATGCACATAACGGTGGCGTAATCTGGATTCAAGAACCAGGTAAGGCAGCAGATGACAAGACAGCAAAAAGAGTTCGTGTGTCACACGTACTGAGACCAGATGCTTTTGGTGATGTTGTAAATTTTCCAACTGGCAGTATCGCATCTAGAGATGATGTTGCTTTTCTTGTTTTGGAAAAGCCAATAGTTAGTAAGGTGTCCTATAAGATTGCAACTCTGGATCAAATTAAGTTCGCTATTGATAATAACATTAAGATGAGAGTATATGGATACGGTCTGAACTCTATAGCAGAGCAGTCTACATATTATTCAACACCACGAGAAAATCGATACAGTGTTTCTGATCAACTTGATCCCAAAAGAATTGAGTACGATTTTGTCAAGGAAAAACTTCCAAGCACATATGTTCATCACGTTGGGCTACCCCAGATGGTTCTCGCAAGATTGCCAAAGTGTGGAGCAACAGGAACTTCAGGTTCTCCAGCAGTAATTGAACTTGATGGACAGGAATACTTGATTGGTCCAGGATCTCATTCAACTGGATGGGACTGTCCAGAATTAAAGGATTACAGCAAGACCACGGCAGAGACTGATCCAAACTACAAGTATAGAAATATCTTTACTCATATTGTTGTTGCTAACTATCTAGAACTAATGAACAAGGCAATATCCCTAGTAAAAGAGATTCCAGAGCCAACAGTTGTAAAGGTGGAGACTTCCAAGCCTGAAGCGCCAGTTGCCACGGTAGTTGACAAAAAGGTAGCGTCCAAGGTTAAGACTACTATTAGATGCATAAAAGGCAAAAAGGTTGTATACGTAAATGGTTACAGCCCTAAATGTCCTAAAGGATATACCCTAAAAAAGAAGTAGTGGTATAATATTTACGGAGGTAATCATGAACGATAACAGCAACAAGAGACTTATTTTAAATAAAGGGCTGCCAGAGTTAAAAGGTACTCCCTTACTTAGAAACTACCCACTTGACGTAAACGAAATTGGTTGGATTAACCAAGACAAAGAAACGTATATGGAGATCGAAGACTTATTTACAAAAGATGTAAAGTTTTTTGATCCCATTTTTGTAGAAGAGTTTTTCCCACCAGATATGTTTGAAGAACTTGTCGAGATATGCACCTCCTATGACCTAACTAACGTAGACTATTCCCATCAAATGAACAAGTGGGAACAAGGTGTTGAAATTCCAAGAAAGTTTATTGATTATGCAGTATTAAAAACCAGAGAATTGGTTGGAACCAATGATATTATTTTTGGTTACCACATGTATGCCCATCATCAAATCACAGAAGAGGGCAGAGTTCCAAAGTTGCCTCTGCATATTGACTGGGCTCCAGGTCCTTACATGGTAGACCTTCATATTGGAGGTAACAGAGACTGGGGATTTGTAGCAAGATATAAAAACTTTATAACTAAGCCAAATCAGGCAATTATTTGTCAGCCACAATTTGACTATCACTATAGACCAAGTTGGGGATCTAAAGATCCAAATGAATATTATCAGGCTCTATTCTTCCACTTGGTTAACAAGGAGCACTGGTCAACAACAAAAGAGGCACTTGAGAATCCAGAGAATAGATCTAGGTGGGACGATAAGTATAAGTTAGACAAGGATTTTAGAAATTCTAAAGAGTTTCATGATTTCCAAATGCAAAGAAGAAGACTGTTTGATGAACTGTATCTTTCAACACTGTATCAGTCAGATGCACCAGATATTCCATGGGATGAAATTCCAACAGAAGAAGACGCAAATATACATGAAAGAAAAGGCGTTAAACCAGCACAAACTGAGGAGAAATAACTAATGTCAGCAAAAGGTAGTTTAGATGCAATCATTGAGGTTGCTAAGAAAGAAATTGGAACAATCGAGGGACCAAAGGATAACGAGACAAAGTATGGTAAGTGGAGCGGTGTAAACTTTCAACCATGGTGCCAGTCATTTGTTTCTTGGTGTGCATTTACTGCGGGATTAGACCCAAAGAAGTATCCTAAGACTGCTTCAACAGTAGCAGCAGCAGACTTCTTTAAGAAGAATGACAGATGGGCAGATGCTCGTAATGACGATCCAACACCAGGGGATTGGATTTATTTTGATTTTCCAGACGATGGTGTAAACCGTATTTCACACGTAGGTATTTGCATTAAAAACAATGGTGATGGAACTATCCAAGTTATTGAGGGAAACACTTCAGGAACTGCTAAGGGAGATCAACGCAATGGCGGAATGTGCGTAGAAAAGACACGTGCATACGTTAAGAACAACAAGAAGAAGTTAATGAATGCTGTAGTTGGTTGGGGTCGTCCAGTATACACTGGAGAGGAAAATCTCCCACTACTTTCTAAGGTGGGATCTTCCGATGCACCAGTAAAGGCTACTGCTAAGGCAGCAGCACCTGCAGCAAAGAAAGAATTTAAGCCATTTAAGATTGGAGCAAAAGGTGCTTCTGTAAAGAAGATTCAGGATGCTCTTGGCCTTACTGCAGATGGGGACTTTGGTCCAGGTACAGAAAAGGCAGTTAAGGACTTTCAAAAGAAGTCAAAAATAACAGTAACTGGTGTAGTTGATATTACAACATACAAGAAAATCTTAGGAGCATAATATGGAATCAACAAAACGATCCTCAATTAAAACATTTAGTTGGGAAACATTTCATTTAGTTGTACTTGCTGGAATAATCTACCTATTTACTGGAGAGTGGGAATATGCGTCACTAGGCGCCATACTTTACATTGCAGTTGAGGCGCTAGGATACTTTATCCATGAAAGATTGTGGGCAAAGTTTGGAAAGAAGGTTAAGTAATGCGTATTAAGATTATTAAGTTTGTTGTCAAGGCACTTGGCTATGAATGGTCTGGTGACGATCTAAAACTTCCTGTTTGGTATGTAAAAGAAAAAAAGAAAAGTAAGTAATGGCATACGTAATCACAGATGCTTGTATTGATATAAAAGATAGATCTTGCATTCAAGAATGTCCTGTAGATTGTATCTACGAGGGTGGAAGAATGCTATATATCAATCCAGAAGAATGCATTGACTGTGGTGCCTGTGAGCCTTCGTGTCCAACAGATGCAATTTATTGGGACGAAGAACTTCCAAAAGAAAAAGAAAGTTTTAAAAGAATTAATAAAGAGTTTTTTATTCCAATAGGAAATCTGCAAGGTGCAAGTAAGCACACACAGATTCACTTAGACCATCCAGAAGTTAAGGAGATGTAATGCCAGTATATGAGTATGTATGCGAGTGTAATAATGAGGTGGTTCCTTTTCAAACTAGCATCGCTAATTATAAGGATACCTATCCCTGTGAGTCCTGTGGGAAAGACATGAGACGTCACTATACACCAATTAATGCTACCTTTAATGGATCTGGGTTCTATGTTACAGACAACAGAAAAAAGTAATAATTACAAAATTTTTGTAATGATACCAAGTCTTTTTGATCCATCAATTAAGACTACTATGTTGGACTGCATAGACAAAGCAGCAAATCCAGAAGACATAACGTTTGGTATATCTTTGCAGGGACTTAAAGACATTGATCTGAGTGATATCCCCAATGAAAAAAGAATTATAACACTTCCTTCTAACATAGTATATGGCATTGGAAAAACAAGATATCACATACAGCAACTATACAATGATGAAGATTTTATTCTTAGTATCGACTGTCACACAGTTTTTGATAAAGAGTGGGATACAAAACTAATAAATGATTATTTATCAATTAATGATGATCATGCAGTAATTAGTCAGTTTTTACACAGCATGCCATCAGATAGTATTATTAAATCAGAGTACGAATACTCAAAAATTGATGCATGGGCTATGAAATATATAGTAAGTCAAACATATAACAAACTTGATGAAATAAGATTAACACAAAGAATAGCACCTCATTTTATTTTTTCAAATAAAAATTTTATGAAAATAGATTATCCATATAAGTACATATGGGGGGACGAAGATCACATTTTATCTATTAAGTTATTTTGCAATGGATTTAATATGTACGAACTACCAAGGACTTACATGGGCACTATTGCTAAAGATGCTCAGGCATGTATAGATAGGTCTGAATGGTTTTTTTCTGCTATGCAAAGGTATGATGACAGTTCAGTAAATATTACATTTGTAGAGCCAGAAACCGTTTTTGGAGCAGAATCAGCAATCAAATACAACCATGATAATATAGATTTGTCCAATCATTTATTTTATCCTGGCACAAAAACAAGGATAAATCAACAAAGAGAAGCAGCATTATTAATAGAAAACTCTTATAGTTTAATACTTTTAGAAGACTTTAGAAACACTGAAAGGACTATAAAGGATTACTTTGAGTTTCATGGAATTTCCTGGGAGCAGGTACTAGAGAGCACTTGCAATAGTAAGAAATTAGGAGTACAATATTACTATGACAATGATAAACACTAAAAACGAAGACTGGATTCTTACCGCAAATGATCGATGTGATGCTTGTCAGGCTCAGGCATATGTGAAGGTCGTTGGAGTAACAGGAGAGTTATGCTTCTGTGCTCACCACTATAACAAGATTATGGATAACGCTGTCGGGTATGACAAGATGATAAAATTTGCCTATCAGATTGTAGACGAAAGAGACAGACTTATTGAAAATAAGCAGCAGGGTGACTCCTATTAATGACAAAAGAGTTAGAAGATTTTAAATTTATTTTTCACGGTACTTGCGATGTTTCTGAAATAAGCAAGCATCTGTCAAAGTATCATGTAGAATGGTTTAAAAATACTTTTAGACAAGATGAGTATCACATGCACAGAGATACGAAGTCCATATTCCTTTATGATCATACTGTAAACTGGTCTCCAGGAGATAAGTACTTGGTTGAACGCAATAATGAAGACAGTAATTTGTTTGAGATGGTTTCACCAATTATAGAAACACTAGAGAAGTTGCATGATGGAAAGGTCGGAAAGGCAGTTTTCATTAAGTTGCCACCATTTAAAAATGTTGACAAGCATAAAGATTCTGGAGGATATCTAGAGTCAGTTCGCAGACACCATGTACCAATTGCTACCAATGAAAGGGTATCATTTGTGATAGATGGTGAAAGAAAGTTTATGCGTGTTGGAGAAATTTGGGAAGTAAACAATAATAAGGTTCATCAGGTATGGAACGAAGGGGACACCGACAGGGTGCACCTATTGATAGATATTATACCTAACAATGTAATAGGAGATAACGATGTATGAGTATTATGTAAGAAAAGTAGAGAACGTAGTAGATGGAGATACCATTGATGTTCTTATTGATTTAGGGTTCGATATCCTATTTGCATCTCGTGTAAGACTGGCTGGTATTGATACCCCTGAGTCTCGCACAAAGGATCTTGCTGAGAAGGCTCTTGGTCTTGAGGCAAAGGAGTACCTAAAGAAGGCTCTCAAGGATGCCAAGTCTGTTGTTATTAAGACTGAAAAAATGGACTCATCTGAGAAGTATGGTCGCATTTTGGGCTGGGTATATGTAGATGGCAACACCATATCCCTTAATGACATGATGATCAACGATGGTTATGCCTGGGGATACCTAGGCGATACCAAGGTTAAGGACTTTGATGCACTTGCCAAGGCCAGAAAGAAGTCTGGAAAGTGAGCCATGTACTTTACTTTACCGCAGAATGGTGTAACCCATGTCAGCGTACCAAGCCAATCGCAGAAGAACTAAAGCGTGACGGAGTAATTGATTTTGTATTTATTGATGCAGACTCAGAAACAGAACTGATTCAAAAGTTTGGGATAAAATCCGTACCTACGTACATATTGCTTGAGGATGGTCGTGAGGTTAAGCGTATGAACGGCGCAAAGACTCGTGAAGACTTTTTGGAGTTTATAAATGAATGAGGAAAATCAGATCATAGAGTCTTTAATTCTAAATGGTGGCTTAGAGGTTGCTGGTATTGACATTGAAACTGGAGAGGCTCTTTATAATTTCACTGACAAACTAGAGCAGGTAAGCCCAGAACTTCATAAGGTTGCAAAAAATTATTTTCATTTAGAGATGATGAACCTTTGGGAAAAGGGATTTCTAGATATAACCCTAGAGTCAGATAATCCAACGGTATCAATAACCGACAAGGCTCTAGATTCTGATAGTGTTAATCAGTTAGATAAGGGTGAGCAACAAAGTTTGAATCAGGTCATTAGAATTACTAAACAAGAAAAGTAGTATAATGAATCAGGAGGTTAGATGGAGTATCTAATAGGATCGTTTACTACTTTTGCTTTAGTTATGCTAATGTCATTCTTTAAAAAGGAAAATGTAGAAAAACAAAAGGTTACAGTAAGGTATAGCCAAAGTCATATTTTTGATCTGGTTAGGCCATTACTGCCACCCATAATTAATAGTCCTATTAAGAAAAGAATATCTCAGTCAACCAAGTATGAAGAAAAAAATAACATCCGTGTACTTATTATCGATAATGTAGCATACTGGGTAAAGGAAAATGTATTTTATAAAGCAGAGGTAATGAACAACGGTGTTGATTCAGAGACAACTCAAGTAGTTGACACAATAGGTATGGATAGTGTAGAATTAGATAAAATGCTGTTCATTATGGACAGATTACGAGAGGGATTAGACAGTGATAGTGGGAGTACAGGGAACTAATAGTTTCGAAGATTACAATGTCTTCTTGCGTTCCATGGGGGTTGCCCTTTCTGGATTACATGAAGATGATCAATACTTTTATATTTATTCTGCAGGTCCAGGCAAAGTTAATTCCATGGTAATGGAGTTTGTCAACTTGTCTGAAAGAGGGATGAAGACTAGAGGAAAGAAGATTAAGTTTTACAAGGTCGCACCAGAGTGGCTTTCTGAAAACATGGTGGACATCAACTACTTTATTTTCTTGTCAAAAGAAAGAGAAGCCATCTCCAAACTAGTCGGTGAAGCACAACTTAATAATGTAGACGTCGGAATATTTAACTACTAATTAAAGGAATAATAATGAAGATCAAAGAACTAGAAAAAATGGAATCGATTGTTGCAAAGAACAAGTCATTGTTTTGGGATGGGTGGAATGTTGTTCACTCGTACCCATCAGACAAGGGTAGAACTTCAAAGTATGGTGCGTTTGTCAAGGGCAAGTGGCACGTAAATCGCAGATTCAACTTGGGCTCTGATGGATGGGATATACCAGACAAGTTTGTGAGTTAATATGCATAGAGATAAATGGAAAGACGATGCTTTATGTTTTGACTATGACACAAATATATTTTTTGAAAAGTACGAAGACGATGAACTGCTTAGACCAGCAGTAGACAAACTTTGTTCTGAGTGTCCAGTTAGCAAGACTTGCTTTGCTGTTGGTGTTTCAACAAAAGAGTGGGGCGTCTGGGGTGGAATATATCTAGAGGGTGGGGTTATTTCAAAAGAGTTTAACACCCATAAAACAAAGAAGGATTGGGCAGAAACCTGGCAGTACCTCACAACAGAGACTGCAAACAATTAAACTGCTGTATACTATTATAGTTAGATTGGAAAATAAATGATTATTCAGATTATTGGATTGCCAGGATCAGGGAAAACTGAATTGGCAAAGGCCTTAAAGGAAAGAATTAATGCTATTCATCTAAATGCAGATGAAGTTCGTGCAACAGTTAATTCTGACCTTGGGTTTAGTCCTGAAGACAGAATCGAACAGGCACGTCGTATGGGTGAGATGGCTCGTCTAATTGAGCGACAGGGAGTTGCTCCAGTCGTAGTTGACTTTGTTTGTCCAACAGACCTTACTCGTGCAGCATTTGGTAAGCCAGACATACTGGTATACATGAACACAATTCAAGAGGGTCGCTTTGAAGATACTAACAAGATGTTCGAAAAGCCAGTTAACTTTGATGTAATCTATAATGATCACGAACTAGATCAGGATGAAAAGGCCACACAAATTATTAATAACTTTGGTCTTCACGACTGGTCTGCACCGACAACATTAATGCTTGGACGTTATCAGCCATGGCATGAGGGGCACCATGCTCTTTATGTAGAGGCTGGAAAGCGTACGGATCAAGTGCTTCTTGGGGTCCGTAATACCTACAAGACAAGCGAAAAGGATCCTTTGAAGTTTGAGCAGGTAAAAGAGTATATTGCAAAGGATGAATTTATGGATGGTGCAATGGTACTAAGATTACCTAACATTACTAATATCGTATATGGTCGAGATGTTGGTTACAAGATTGAGCAAGTAGATTTGGGGGCAGACATTCATGCTATTTCGGCTACTCAGAAGCGTAAAGAAATGGGTATCTAGCATTTTCTTGGATAACAAGATAGCAGATGCTGAAGCAAGACTATACTTTGGAGATGATTATGACAGTAAAAAGGAGTAGATCCTTTGCCAAGTCATTGACTTGGAGAGTTATTGCGCTTTTGACAACCTTTATAACTCTTTATGCTTTAAGTAAAGATATTAATATGGCAACCATGGCAACAGTGATAACCAATGTTGTTAACTTTATTGCATATTACTATCATGAAAGAGTATGGAACTCGGTTGCGTGGGGTAAAGAATGACAGTAACAAAGGCTAGGTCTTTTGCTAAAGCAATGAGTTATCGTATCTGGGGAACACTATCCTCATTTATTGTCGCTTATGTTCTAACAGGCAATGCTACTCTTTCAGGTGCAATTGCATTTTGGGAAACGGTAGTTAAAATATTTATTTACTACGCACATGAGCGTGGATGGAACTATGTACAGTGGGGTAGAAAATGACACAATATTGGTCTTGGCTTCTTGCAGTAATAGGAGTATCTGGAATATTCCTTGTTGGTCGTAAAACAATTTGGGGTTGGCTTATATTGTGCGTTAATGAATGTCTATGGATATTGTATGCACTAGCAACAAAGCAGTATGGCTTTATAGCAATGGCTGTTGCATATGCAGCAGTATATATTAAGTCATATATTCATTGGAAGAAAGAGGAGTAATGTATACGGACAAAATGAAGATGGCGTTTCACTCTATCCGTGCACCCAAAAACTTCTCTTTACAGATTATTGATCACGAGCAGTTTATTACTGTGAAGGCAAGTGAAGAACAGTTTATGCGTTTAGCAGATGATGAAAAACGTGGTGCTGTTGAGTACATGGTCAGAGTTAAGAAAGCACTAGAAGATAATGGTGCAATAGTTTTATTAGTTCGTGATAGTATAAAGTAATATGGGAGAAAGAATGATTGACTTCATTATATTTTTTATTTTTATATTTGTTTTTATTGCTTTAGCATATGACAATGTTAAGGTAAGAATGAGCAGGATAAAGATAACTGAGAAGTTGTTACAGACTACGATTGATAACAATATCTTAAGAGATGATGTATCAATAAAGAATAGTCAAGAGTACTTAAACTTTGTAACAAAGGCTAGAGAAGATGCCTACGAATACATTGAAGAGGTCCACGAGTCATTCTCAAAGTTTGATCAGCGGGTTGCACCAATAATGGATCACTTTGACCGTGTTGGGCTTGCAGCATCAGGACATCCTTTGTATAGTCAAATGAGCGTTGTGTCTGATGCTTATAAAGAACTAAAGATTAGTTTTCCAGACACAACAAAGAACGACTAGGAGTAAAAATGAAAGACATTATTTTATCAATATTAACAGGTTTTGGCTGTGGTGTAGTCTTTGCAGCGTTCAAGTTACCAGTTCCAGCCCCACCAGTATTTGCTGGGGTTGCTGGTATAATTGGATTATGGTTAGGCTATTACGCACTGTCTAATTACATATCCTAGGAGGAAAAAATGAACGAACAACTAAAGGCACTACTAGCATCATACGGACGATCTGTCCTTGGTGCAGGGCTTGCACTATACATGTCTGGGGTCACAGATCCACAGACACTTGCATACTCACTATTGGCAGCACTTGCACCAGTAGCACTGAGAGCAATTAATCCAAATGATACAGCGTTTGGTCGTTTGCCAGATGTAGCAGAAGTTGATGCTGCAGTTAAGAAGGCAACAGTTAAGAAGGCTCCAGCAAAGAAGGCAGTCGCTAAGAAGGCTGCACCTAAGAAGGACTCTAAGTAATGAAGGAGGGTGTGGTGGGGGCTATTACCCCACCATCACCTATCCATAAAACTACCGTAATAGTAAATACTCTATATAGAACTGGTACAAACTATTTTTTTACACTCTTGTTTCATAGCATAAGAGATAATAATGAAAATGTTTTATTTGAAAGTTTACACTCACCAGCATTTGCAGCAGTAACTCCAGAAGACTGCATACAATTTTTTGTAAAAAGAGATCCGTTTGACTCAATAGTTTCTATGATATACGCC